CTGATATGAAGATGAGACTTGTGGCTATTGCTTCCAGTATATTTTCGCCAAGCCCAGCGCCTCTTGGATGATGCAATTCGTCCATCGAATATAAGGTATTTAACTCGTAAATCTCCAGACTTCGCGCAGAGTCGAATCTGGTCTGCAAGGTAAGGCATGAGGTCGGGCTTTGACTTTCCAGAGAGATCGCGGTCAAGATCCAATCCTCTGACCACATTTTTAGCAGCGCGGTCTGGAATATGATCAGATGTGCCACCCGCAAGGTGTCGTGCATCTGCGATCCACCCATCGCTCTTGCGATCTCGGTCTGGGTAACTATCATCGAGCTGCTCCCTTAGTTGCTGCCCTGCCTTGCATAGCCATGGGTTCATGCCAGTAGAAGCTTCGCCTCATCAGCAGTAATGCCTAGACGATTTAAGAGTGCCTCACGATCTGCGGCTTTTGCCTTGACTTCCTCTTGTAGCTTTACTGCATTTTCAGCATCTAATTTTATCTGGGCTATTTCAGCAGCAGTAGCATCTCTGACAATTTCCTCGCCAGTTTCAACATTGACAATTTTAACCTGTGGTTTTGTAGTAGTCATTAGTTCACTCCATAAAGTAGAATTGTACCGCCGTCAAAGTTTCCTGAGTTTATTAAGAATCCAAGTGAAGTAATTGCTGCCGTTTGATTGTATATGACAAGATTCATACTTGTGTTGGCATTTGTGCTTGTAGTATAGTTATTACTTATAGCAAAACTTCGACCTATTTTCCAACTTGCAGTATTTGTGTAGTTTGGGATTTCCACAACGGCTAATCCATTTGCGGATGTGGTATGCTGACCAGCTACTATAGTTACTTGAGCCGCATTAAAAGCTACACCTTCCTGATTTCCAGTAGTGTATTGAGTATAATGTCGGCTTGCTGTGCTGTCATTGTTATAGCGCATCTGTAGCTGCCTGTCATTGGCATCTCCTTGAAAGTTTTGGACGACAATATACAAATTTTTGTATGTTTGAGGTATTGACGATAGAACAACTGATGCGCCAGTCAATGTTGTTGTGCTAATCAAAGTCATGCCGCCTGCTGCTGGTGCAGCCCATTTTAAGCCTGTCGCGGTAGAACTGTCGGCGGTTAAAACTGTGTCATTTGCGCCAACTGCAAGGCGAGCATCGGTTGTTGAATATGTATAAACATCACCCTTAGTTGTTAAAGGTGAGCTTCCAGATTTTGTAACCCACGCCGATCCAGAATATGCTTGAATTACGTCTGTATCTTTAAGGTAGGAAATCATCCCTTCCTGTGGGCTTGCGATGGCAGACGTTCTAGCTGCTGCGCTAGCAAATACCATCACAACCTGTGAGGCTAAGTAGCCATTAGCTGAAGCAGCCGTTAAGACATCTCCTGTCGTGAACTCGATGTATCCTAAACCTGCTGCCATTATTATCTCCTAATAACTCAAAGTTGATGTGCCGATTATACCAAACAAGCTGCTGCCGATGATGAAGCCATCCGCAATAGGTTCAAGCGTTGTTACTGTTGCTGTCATGCGGTTGGGAGTTATATCCCACTTTAGCCCTTGAACCTGTAGTGTCTTAACGATAGTCGAGCCATCTGGCTGGACATTGGTTATCTCTACATTGTCAAAGAACTCAAGCTCAATCATGGTATCTGTTGGTACTGCTGTATCCAGCAAATCAACTGTCATGGCATCTATGCGGATGGTGGTCTCTTTGCGGGTTGCCACATATCCACGCGCCACATTCAAGACAATATCGTCCGTCTCTGCCACAAGGTCAGGACGATTAAGGCTGTGTGGGAAATACTTGGCAATGGAATCGTTATCGAATACTTCCTGCGTTGTGCCGCCGTTATAGCGCGTGAAGGTCACATCGTTAATGATTAGCTTGTCATCGAAGGCAAACTGTAGGTTTTTATATGGGATACCTGTGGTTTGGTTGAACTGGATGGCGGTTGTGCCGATTGACTGGACTACCTCGGTGCGGTTCTTAAAGACAGCAGTACCTTCTGCATCCATATAGAAAGCGCCGACCTCACAGAACTCTGAGTTCTTCATGGCTTCTAGGCTTGTGCGCGCTGTAGCAGGATCAGCGATACAGGTGCTAAGCCCTGTAGAGATAGAACGCATTGAAGAAGGAAACTCGATGTAGTCCAAAATCTTGCCTATGCGTGTGCCTGTGTCCTGTCCTGCCGCTGTGTCTGGGATGGTCTGCACGTTAGCCATGTTGAATAGGCGAAAGGCATCTGTAGCGATGATGTCCACATAGCCAGTCTCTTGCCCCTGTGGGTAGGTGTACTTGTAATCCTGTACATACCCGCTAAAAAGCCATGAGCTTGTAGTTGCAGTTGTAGCAGATACACGAATCTTGCGAAGTGGCGCTAACTTGCCAAAGTAAGGTGAGGCTGTGTTTTGTGGGTTAAAGTCAGAGTTAGGGTCTAATACTCGGATTGTTGCGTTGCCAGCTTCGTAGGTATCGCGCATGATGTTGCGCCCTCTGTTGATAGAGATGTTGTAAACGTTAGGAGTTAAATCAACTACTGGGATGACTGTCTCATCAGAACCAAAACTGCTTACACCAATGATTCCGTAGGCTGGGTCTCCGATGACAAAACCTGTACCAAAGGTCGCTCCGCTTGAGAAGTCAAAGGATACGTTTATGGTTGCTGGAAGTGACATTACCAGCCGCCGATTCTGCGTTCTACGTTAGCGGATGAACCAGAGAGTGCAGCTACGTTAAGCCCGCCGCGAATCTCGTCAATAAGATTCTGTGATGTAGTGACTGACCCTGCGACATTGACCACGACTGTAGAGCCACCAGCGCCAGCAGCACCTCTTGGATCAACGAATACGTCTGTGTTGAGTGGGTTGCCCTGTCCATAGGTGAAGTTGCCAGTTGGTACTGTGTACTGGAAGTTCCCCATCTGGAACTGCATAGAAGCAATGCGAGCAGCTTGCGCCTCAATACCATCAAGGAAGGACTTCCAAGCCTCAAATGGATTCTTAGCAGATGGAAGGCTAGTTAAAAACTTAGCCAAGTCCGTACCTAATCCTTGAGAAATTGCTAGTTGTTTTCCTAGTTTCTCAACTTCTGACACGTTTTCTGTAGCAAGAGCCAATTGCAACTCTAAGCGCAGACGATCTTCTTTAGAGATGTTGCCCTTAAGTGCTGCGATGATTCCAATCTGGGTTTGGTCGAAAAGAGTCCCAGTCTTTTTTAGGCTGTTCTGCTTCTTCAATTCTGCTGTGTTCTTCTGTTGTGACTTAAGCAACTCGGCGGCGCGCTTCTTAGCTGCTGCCTCTGCCTTAGCCGCTGCTGCCATTTGAGTTGAACTCTGTGGAATATTAACGCCATCCCATGCCTTCATATAATCTCGGCGCATACGGCGGTTAAACTCTTCTACTTGAGCATCCTGAATGTTCTTCTGGATAGTGTTAAGAGAACTGTTACGAATAGCGTTGAGGATTCTTACGCCTTCTGTGATTCTATCTAGGAATCCAACTGTCTTATCTGTCAGGGTGTCAATCTTACGGATAAGATCATCCAAACTTGATGAGCCGCTTAGAGCCATGCCAAAGTCGATGATTGCTCCACCAAGGCGCTCCTGCGCGTTACCTGCTGCTTCTGTAAGAATTTGCATCTTGCCCGCATAGGTATCTAGGTAGGCTGCGTTAGCCCCAGAAAACTGCGCGTTGAGACGCTCCTGCACCTTTGTGAAACTAGCGGTCTTGAGTTCTGCCTGTGTAAGTCCTAAGTTGTACTTGCGAAGGCTTCGTGTGTTGCCAACGTAAGCATTTGAGATGTCCTGTGTAACTCCGATTAGCTCGATGCCGCTACCAGCAGACACGTCCAAGCTAAGGCGCAATAACTCTAAGCTCTTGTTCACCGATCCTGTAGTAGTCAATAATGACTGGAAGGCTTGCGCAAGAGGCTCTCCAGCAATACCTGTGGCTGCTGAAATCTTATCTAGGTTGCTCTGGATTTCTGCTTGAGCAAAAGACAAACCTAGGTTCTTCACAGAGTTGGCTAGTTTGGTGTTAGCCTTTTCAGCTTCAATAAATGCTTGAACTGACTTTCTGCCAAACTGCACAAAGGCTGCCGCGCTAAGGGTTAAGCCAAGGGTTCTGCCAAGGCTCTTGACTGTTTTCTCAAAGCTCTTAACTCCCTTGTCTGCCTTGAGTAAGCCAGTTGAATCCATTGTAGTAGCAATGCGGATTGCTAGGTCTGTCATTGACATCTGTTACCCCTTTGACCTGTAATCTACTTCGCCACGAGCATTGACCTTTGTTACAACTTTCATGTTTGCAGCTTGGATTGCTTTAACGACCGCTGCTGTAGTCTTGCCTTGATCGTTAGCCCATGCCCTAAATATCAAGCGACCCTTTGTCTTGCGAGTTCTACGACCTGCGCTGTTGGATTGCTGGCTATCTACTAAGTCTGGCAACGCAGCAATAAACTGCTTACCTGCGTTAGGGTTGGCTGATTTATTAACGGCTCTGCCAGACTCCCAAACTTGTCCAATTTCGCCTTTGCCAAAAGCCCCACCTGTCCAACCTGCAACGCGGCGGGCTGGTGGTAATCCGTCAGGTCCGCTTTTGCGTCCTGCTGTCTCATAGATAGCACCTGCCGCCGACTTATTGTAAATACTTGCAAGGCTTCTAAAGCCTCGTCTGTTGGGTTTGCTTGGTGTTGTCGAATAACCGATACCACGCTTGATGTCGCTGGCGTTAAAGGCTCGATACTCCCAGATACCTACTGGTTTAGCCCAGCCAGATAACGGCGATGTGCTAGGAACGTAGCCACGAGCTTCGCTTGTGACCTTGCGAAGATGTCCAGCGATTTCCTTCTGGGTTTCCTTGGCTAATTCAGGAGTGTATTCCTTCATGGCTTTACGAAGTGCTACGGCGTTTTCCAGTTCTACTGGCATCGCTACGCTCCTTCGCTAAATCGTTTAATACCTGTATATGAGCCTTGAAAGCCATCGGAGAAAGTTCCACGATGGTTTGGAAAGGAACTCCAAACTCATAACTCAATCGAGTCGCGAGATAGGTGATGGAGTTCTTTTCCAGCCTTAGTCCAAAGGGTCAGACTCTAAGACCTCAACTGACTTGAGAGTCTCAAGGAACTGTTCCCCGAAAGGCTTGACTGTTTCACCCGAACGTCTAATTGCTTCCCAGCACAGCCAGTAAACATCTGACTGCTTCTGATCTTCAATCAAGGCTTTGTGAAAGCCCTTCTTTGCAAAAATTTCAAAGCTG